TCCGTGTGGGTGGCGATCGAGCCGTATTGGCGCGCATTGGCCGCCGGGTTTGTGGGCTGGGCCGGGAGCCAGGCGGCGTATTTGGGGATCATCAAGCCGGCAGCACGCGCGGCAAAGACAGATCGCCTGCTGGGTGAATAATAATGCCGGAGGTGCAGCAGCTCATTTTAGAGCAGTTGCGTGGGATTTCCTCGGAGGTGCAGAGGATTCCGCAAATTCTGGCACGGCTGGATGCTATCTCCGAGGCGCAGCACCGGCTCGAGGCGCGGGAGGAGGAGCACGGCTCTGCCATCGCGGACCTGAAAAGCCGCGACCATGAGTTCTCAGCGGCGGTGACGGTGCTAACGAGTGAGATTAAGCAATTAACACGAGACCTGGCAGCGATCAAGCAGGACGTGATCCCATTGAACACGCTGATTCGCACGGTGAACTCGACCAGCTTACGGGTTGAACGTCTGGAAGCGACGGCACTGGACAAGGAACGGCGCGAGCAGTTCGACCGTATGGTGGCGGAACTGACAGAGTGGAGGCCCCTCTTGAAGGGCCTGCGTTGGGGATTGCTGATTGTCGGCGCGATGTTGGTGACGGTGATTTTCGGGGCTATTCTGTGGGCGGTAGCGCAGAGCGGGGTATTGATACCATGACGTTGCATAAGACGTCGCTATTCAAGCGAATGCTCAAGCTGGCGCGCCGGTTCGCGGGGATACAGAACGAGCTGACCGGTGCAACCGGCGAGCTGGCAGAGATCACCGAGGCATACGCCGAAGAGCGGAAGGTTTGCATTCGTTGCGGAACGCCGTTGGATGAGTCGTTACGCTGCCCGGCGTGTTTCGAGCGCGATGGCGCGGGGAAGGGGTAGGCGATATGGCAGAGCCGACATTGATCGGGATTGCTGAGCAGTTGAGCGTAATCGCTGATGATGTAGCCGAGCACTCGCGGGCGTTGCGTGAGGTTGCAGAAGCGATGAACGCAGAGACCGAAGGCGCGCCAGCGTGGACGGACATCCGCGCGCGCTTGCCGGTCAATCACGCGCCCGACGATCCGTGGTTGGCGGCCAATTTTATTACGGATTGGTGGGAACGGACGCCAGAGCAAATCACGGGCATCACCATCCATCACGTGGCGAGCAACGGCGATCCCTATGTGACGGCGGCGTACATTACCAAACCGCGCGCGCAGGGCGGCAAGGGCCTCCCACGTACGCAGTACAATTTCTGGATCGAACCGAGCGGGGAGATCATCTATTGCCTGGACGTGAAATACGGGCCGTGGCACGACAATTGCGGGCATCGCAATCAGCACGTGAGTATCGCGCTCAATGGGGCGTTGCATAGGGCTCGCCCGACGCAGGCGGCGCTTACTGCCGCAGCGCGATTGGTTGTGTGGTTGATGGACGAGTACGGTATTGCTATTCAGAATGTGACCGGGCATAACGAGTGGGCGATGCGATGCCTCAATCGCACGACCAATTACACAATCTGCCCGGGCTGGACCTACACGGCGCCTTTCTGGAAGGCAGAGTTTTACACGGAATTGAGCGCAGCGCAGCAGGTGCCATTGCGCTCCGGCGCGGCGAGCTACGGATTGATCGCGGCGTTGGGGCCGGACGAGGGCGAGCTGGACGAGCTGACGCTGATGGGGATGGGCGATGAAGACATGTAAATTCTGTGGAAAACAGTACACGGGCTATATGTGCGCGTGCCGGCGCAGCAAGCGCGGCGGGCGCCCACGCAGCGTCGTCAGCCTGGGCAGCGGATCGCGGAAGTGGAATGCGGCGCAGGCACAGGCGCGGATGCTCGGCGAATGGAGCGATTCCAGATTCGCTGACCTGTGTGTAGAAGACCCAGAGGCCAACCAGGCCGGCGCAGGCGACGAGAATCTGCCAGGGCCTGAGTGTTGATACCCAGGGTTGCGCAGGGGGCGAAATTCTGCTTCCGATAATAACTATAGGCGGAAGATAGACGGCAGGCAGTAGCCTGTGGATTGAATTTCGCATAGTGACAAAGTGTGCACTTTATAGCAGGGGCCTGGTTTGGCAGGCTTTTTCCCTGGAAGGTGTTAAGTGATCGGTAAGCGATTGGGAAGCGATGGACACGGTAGAAGGGTGGTTTGACGAAGAGGTAAAGGCAGCATTGGCAGCGATCCGGGGCGCGGAGGCGGCGAAGAAACGCGCGACGGTGATTCTACTGGCCAGTGCGACGGCCTCCAATACACCCTGGGCGCGGGTCTTCGAGCATGATCTGGCGTGCAATCAACGGGTCTGGTATCAAAAATGGCAGTACAAGCCGGAGATCGCCACAGCATTGAATCTGTGCACACAGAAGGCGCTGGCCTTCGCGGATGCGGAGATTGCCGCAGTGGAGACGCAGGCGCTGCGGGAACGGCGCAAGGCGATCGCCGAGGGGAGCGTGGACGCGCTGCGCGGGCTACGAATGACCGCGTTGAGCCAGGAGGATCGGGCAGATTATCGCACGGCGGCCAGCGCGATGTTGTTGGCGTTAGCGGATGAGACGCTCGCCGGGCGCATCGTAATGGTGCAGAAGGGGCAAGCCTTACAGGTGGATGTAGGGGGATTGGATGACCTTATTGAGCGCGAATTGGCGCGAGTGGCCGACGGCAGCGAAGCTGGCGATGTTGGAACGGCTACGGGAGATGCCGAGCCGGAATCCGGCTGCTGAATACGAGCGGTATCAGGCGCATCCGGTCAGGTTTATCCAGGAGCGCCTGGGGTGTACTTTAACAGGTCCTCAGAAACGAGTCTGTAACGCGGTACGCGATTACACTGTGACGGTGGTGCAGAGCGCGAACGCAGTCGGCAAGACGCACGCGGCCAGTGGGGTGGCGCTGTGGTTTCTGCGGGCGTTCCCGCAAAGCAAGGTCATTGCCACGGCTGCGCCTCCACTGGAGAACCTGGAGCGGCTGTTGTGGGGAGAGGTGGACGCGCGGTTGACGCGCACGGATGCGTTCAACGACGCAAAGGTCGGTTATTTGAACGTGGAGCTGGGCGCGGAATGGTGGATGGCCGGGCGCGCGATCCCCAGCAGCGGGACACCGGCGCAGCGCGAGGCGAAGTTCTCGGGCCTGCACGCGCCGCACATGCTGTTCATCGTGGACGAAGGCGATGCGGTGCCGGATGAGGTCTATCGCGGCATCGAGAGCTGTATGAGCGGTGGGCATGTGCGGCTACTGGTGATGTTCAATCCCCGGGCGGCCCAGGGGCCGGTGTACAGGATGATCCAGAGCGGCCAGGCGCACGTGGTCAACCTGGACGCCTTCAGCCACCCGAATGTGGTGACGGGGCGGGACATCGTGCCAGGCGCGGTGACGCGGGAGACGACGGCACTGCGCATCAGCGAGTGGAGCCGGGCGCAGATCGACGGCGAGAAAATCGACAGCGAGCAGGAATGGTTCCGCATCCCTACGGCGCTCGACGGAGTGACGGCGACGCGCAAGGACGGTACAGAGATTATGCCGTTGGTGGGCGAGCAATGGCGCAAGGTGACGAACCCGGCGCTCTCGTACATGGTCCTGGCGCGATTCCCCGGTCAAGCGGAGAACCAGTTGATCAACCGGACGTGGGTCGAGGCAGCGATGCAGCGCTGGCAGGCCTGGCAGATAGCGCACGGCGAGCGTCCACCGGAAGATATCCGCCCCATTATGGGGCTGGACGTGGCCGAGTTTGGCGTTGATCGGAACGCAGCGTGCTTGCGGTATGGCGGTTGGGTCGCCCCCTTCGTGTTGTGGAATGGCGTGGACGTCTTGGTGACGAGCGACCGTGCCGCGGAGATCGCACGAACGCATAACGCGATACGGTCGCACATCGATGCGATCGGGATCGGCGCGGGCGTGGTGCCGGGGATGACGCGCTGGTGGGCGAGCCATCCGAGCGAGTATCAGGGTGTGGCGCTGCCAGTGCACGTAGGGGGCGCGCCCACAGCGGCGGTCGATGAAGGTGTGTTTGGATCGTTGCGTGATCAGTTGTGGTGGCGCTGCCGGGAATGGCTACGATCTGATCCGGGCGCGATGTTACCGCCGGATGAAGGGCTGCTCGATGAGCTGTGCGCACCGACGTACCAGGTGCGCGATGGGAAGATCAAGATCACGAATAAAGAGGACCTGCGGAAGAATTTATTGCGTTCGCCGGACCTGGCGGATGCGTTGTGTTTGACGTTCGCTCCGGAGACGGCGGTAGGAATTCGCAGCCTATAGCTTCCGGGTAGTGTAGTTAGCGGAAGCAAGTAGACGGTAGACGGCAGACGGTAGATGGGGGTAGGAATGGCGAGATTGCCGCACTATTTACAAAGAGTTAGCCTATGGACGATTAAAGGCAATACGTTAAGTGCGGAATTTCGTTTCCTGTGGTGGAGAATGTATCCGTGGCTGTGGAATTATTATCAACGGCGTAGCCTTTTACGGTGTAGACACAGGCGCGGGACAGGGTTATCTGTAAACGTTTATAGATAGGTGGATATGAATTTATTCGAGGCGGCGAGGTTCAGAGTAGCGCAGTATCTATTTCGGAAGGCAGCGACGTGGACGCTATTCCCCACGTGGATGCGCTATGCGTTTATGGATATCGCCTTTACCACGTTGGTGAAGGAAGGGTATAAGAAAAACAGCGCCGTCTTTGCGTGCGTGCAGGCCTTAGCATTTGGGTTCAGTGAGCCGTCGATGCGCCTATACAGCGAAGACGAGGTCGTCGAAGAGGGGCCGCTGGCGAGCCTGTTACAGCGGCCCAACCCCGATATGGGCATGCAGATGCTCCTACAGTATACGATTACGTATGCCGCGATCGGCGGTAACTGTTACTGGTTGAAAACACGCGACCGGCGCGGCAATGTGGTCGAGGTATGGCCGCTTCACGACGGGCAGATGCAGCCGGTGTCAGGCGGCACACGCATGGTCGATCATTACGAGCTGCTGGACGGCAACGGGGTGACGATTGAGAATATCCCGCGTGAGGACGTAGTGCAGTTTATGTGGGCGGTCGATCCAGCGCAGCCGTGGCGCGGGATGGGCGCGCTGGTGCCGTGCTCGCGGGAGGTTGATCTCGACACGGAGATGACGGCATACACGTTCAGTCTGTTGAAGAACAACGCGGTTCCTCCGCTGGCGTTGATCGTGCCGCCCGGTGAGATTTTGCAACAGTTCCAACTGGACCGGATGCGCGATCAGTGGGTACAGAAATACGGCGGGGATAATCGTGGGACGCCGGCGATTCTCGAGGGCGGGATGGACATCAAGCAGCTCTCCTTCGACGTGAATACACTGGCGGCTGAAGCGATGCGGTCGATTCCAGAGAGTCGCATCTGCGCGGCGTTTAAGGTGCCAGCGGTCGTCGCTATGCTGTGGGTGGGGATGCAGCAGATGACCTACAACAACGTCGAAGGGATGATGCGCTATTTCACGGAGCAGACGCTGACGCCGCTCTGGCGCAGATTCGGCAGCACGCTGACGCGCGCGCTGGCGGACGACTTCGATCTAGACGTGACTACGCAGGTGCGCTTCGACACCAGCTCGGTCGTAGCGTTGCAAGGTCGCCGCCTGGAGATGGGCGAATTCGTGGACCGCGCGGTGCGCGGGGCGTATATGACGCGCAACGAGGCGCGTGATTTGTTAGGGCTGCCGCACACGGATGGTGGGGATGTGTTCCTAATGCCGTTCAATTTGATTCCAGAGGGCGCGGTTGAGGCTCCGGCTAAGTCGGCAGATCCTGTTATCGAGCACAAGGCGAGCGATAGCCGCACGGCGCGGCGGGCGGCGGCGCTGACGATTGGGCGCGTCTTGCAGAGCATCCGCAAGACGCACGAGGGTTGGATGGCGGCAGATGTGCAGCGGTTCTTTACCGACCTTGCGGCGAGGGTGGTAGAGCGTGCGTTAGCGTTGGGAGAGAGCGGGGTGCGCGACCTGGCGCTGGAGATTAAGGCGCAGAGAGCTGGGGAGCGGTTTCTCGACCGGCTTGGAATGTCGGAGGAGAAGGAACAGTTGACGCTGCCCGGGTTATTCCAGGATAGCGACTGGATGGATTTGCTCAGCGTCTTCGGGGCGTGGACTTACAACATCATCGAGGCGAGTTGGGAGACGCTGAACCTGGCGTTGGGCGTGGACGTGACGTTGAACCGCAATGATCCGGCAGTGGTCGCCGTGGTGCAGACATTGGGCACGCGCATCAGCCAGATCAGCCAGACGACGCTGGACGGGGTGCGCGAGGTGCTCGCCGAGGGCTATCGCAATGGCTGGTCGATCGATCACATTGTGGCGGGCGATCCTGACGCCGGCGTGCCAGGCCTGCGCGATACGGTACAGGGATTGGCGTATCGCGGGCCGGGAGGCGGCTGGGTGAGGCTGACGCCGGAGCAACGGGCGCGGATGATCGCGCGCACGGAGTTGGGGACGGCGCAGAACAGCGCGACGATAAGCCGTTATGGATCGACCGGGGTGGATCGGGTCCTGGTGCTCGATGATGGGTTCGACAATTCGCACGAGTTCTGTAAGGCGATCAATAACAAGGTCGTGCCGCTGAGTTGGGCGAAGGAGCACCCGCTGTGTCATCCTAACTGTGTACGGGCGTATGCCCCGGAGTACGACGCGCCGGTGGACGAGGGAGCGATTGCCGCGGCGGAGGCGGCGGGGACGTGCCCGTTTGGGTAGAGGGGAAACAACAGGATTCTCGGAACGTGGGGATCGGAACCAGGGGGAGGTGTGAGGATGGAATATAAATCTGTAGGACTGAACATGAAGACCGAAGGAGACCAGGGGATTTATGAGGGGTATTTCGCGGTCTTCGATAACATCGACGATGGCCTGGATGTGATTCATCCGGGGGCGTTCACAAAGACGTTGGAAGAGCGCGCCGCGCGCATCAAGGTTTTCTATGCGCACGATTGGGACAAGTTGATCGGCCCTGCACCGGACATCCTGAAGGAGGATGAAACAGGCCTTTACGCGCGCGGGCATCTGACCTTGGGGACGTTCTGGGGCAATGAGGTGTGGGCGTTGATGAAGGACGGCGCGTTGACCGAGGGCAGCATCGGCTACCGGGTGAAGGATTACAAATACTCGGATAACGGCATCCGGCATTTGTACGACCTGGACCTGTACGAGATTAGCCCGGTGCCGTTGGGGATGAACCCGCTGACCGAACTAAGCGCGGTGAAGGCGGCGCTGGGGCGCTTTGAGGCGCAAGACGCTGATATGCCGCTGGCCAAACAGGTGCAGCAGCTTACCGCGATGGTGGAAGAGCTGAAGGCCGGCCGGATAATGGCTACGGCGAGCGAGGCCCAGCGTGAGGAAGTTGCCGACGGCGTCGAGGGTGTGGTGGACGCGCTGTTGGAAGGCAAGCGAGGGTTGCTGACGCGGCGGCTGCGCGTGGTAGAGCTGGCGCTGCGGCTGTGAAATAGATTCCGATAATTTACATTAGCGGAAGTATTTTTTCATCAGGAGGATAGGCTATGAAAGCAAAGCGATGGGGATTTATGGCGTTGGCGGTAGCGTTGGCGCTGACGATGCTGTGGGGTTGTCAGGCGTTGATCAAACCGGAGGAGCCGGAAGCGCGCAGTTACAACACGGCCTGCTATATGGAGCAGGGTGGGGCGAGATGGGTGTGCGGCGACGGCGGCACGTTGCTCATTGGCGAGGGTGGGACCCTCGACGCAAGCGATGCTACGGTTACATTGGGTGCGTTGACGGGTGATGTAACCGGGGATGTCACCGGGACGTTGACGGGGGACGTGGTCGGCAATGTGACCGGGGATGTTACCGGGACGTTGACGGGCGACGTAGTTGGGAATG